AAGCAATGGTTAAGAAAACAGTGGCCAATGGTTCTGTTGCCTTGTTTGGAGATGATCTAGACAAAGGTTTTGAAAACATGACGCAAAGTGATTTTGCGTTACCTTTCATCAGAATATTGGGACAGCTATCACCTCAAGTAACTGAAGGTGATGCTAAATACATTTCAGGTGCAAAACCTGGAATGGTATATAATACAGTCACTAATGAACTGTATGATGGTAAGAAAGGAGTTAAGATAATTCCTTGTTACTATAAGAAGGACTATCCAGAATGGTCTGATAGAGGAGAAGGTTCAGCAGCACCAGTTGCTGTTCACTCACCTAACAGTCCTGTGATAGCAACAGGTAAGAGAGAAGGATCAAAGATAAGATTACCAAATGGTAATTATCTAGAAGAGACTGCATCTTACTATGTCATGGTAGAAACAAAGTCAGGTGGTTTTACACCAGCTTTAATTACCATGAAATCAACTCAACTAAATGTAAGCAAGAAGTGGAACGCAATGATGAAGACCATTCAGATTCCTGATGGTAAGGGTGGATTTGCAGTCCCACCAATGCATGGTGTTGTATACAATCTATCATCTACTTTACAAAAAAATGATAAAGGAAGTTGGTATGGTTGGATAGTAACACAAGACCGAATTTTAGAAACCAAGGATAAATCTTTGTACTTAAGTGCAAAAGGTTTTCATGGTGATGTAAAACGAGGAGCTGTGCAAACAAGAGTTGATGTGGAAGAGAAGGTTAAAGAGAACGTACCGTTCTAATTAACTAGGGCCCCGAAAGGGGCCCTTTAAAATGAGAGAATAGTATGTTAGAAAAATTCAAAGAAATATTTCAAGGATCGGAAGTAGCATATGGATTATATGCAAAGGGAGACCGTGGAACAAATGGTAAGCAGAAGGGAAAGGCAACTATCATTCGAGAGAAGGTTACTGATAGCCTTTGGAGTAATCATCTTTCTGGGGTCGAACCTGCTCTTGGTATTATTCCTATTACTGGGAGCAACACTTGTAAATGGGGTTGCATTGACATTGATCGTTATGATTTGGATCATAAAAAAATCATAAAACAAATAAGAGAAAATAAATTTCCAATAATACCTTTTAGATCAAAGTCTGGTGGCTTACATTTATTTCTTTTTGTAAAAGAATTTATACCAGCTTACCTCATGCAATCTACATTAAGAAAGATTGCTGACTCCTTAAAATTTGAAGGGGTAGAAATATTTCCTAAACAAACAGAAGTATTAGTGGAACGTGGTGACACTGGTAACTTCTTAAACTTACCTTACCACAATCAAATGAAAGGTTTACGATATGCTTACGACGATAATGGCTCCGCTTTATCACTTGAGGAATTTTATAAGCTCTATGATGTTTTTGCATGCACAGGGAAAAAAGAAGTTGAAGAAATTAAAATACAAGAAGTAAAAATAGAAGAGGCTTTTAAAGATGGGCCTCCCTGTTTAAATAAATTAGCGTTGGATGGATTTGGTGAGGGCTCCAGAAACAATGCTTTGTTCAACATAGCTATATATTACAAACAAGCTAGTCCAGATGATTGGCAGGACAAAGTAGTTGCTTCTAATTTAAAATACATGGTGCCTCCTCTTTCTAATAGTGAGGTGCAAAGTTTATTAAAGTCTATTGGTAAAAGAGGGTATGACAAGTATAGATGTAAACTTCCACCAATATTTGATGTTTGTAATTCAAAACTATGTAGGAAGAAAAGATTTGGTGTTGGTTTTGATGATGATCAAATGCCAGTCATTGGAGTTCTAACAAAATATGAATCAAATCCTCCTCAATGGTTTTTAAATGTTGGTGAAGGTGAGGATCAAAAAAGAGTAGAAATAAAAATAGAACAACTATGGAGTCCATCTCTATTTGCTTTAGCTATGTTAGAAAAAATTAATATGGTTATTCCAAAAATAAAAGAGAAAGATTGGAAAGAATATTATTTAAAACCAATGATGGAAAATATTAACAGTCTTACCCCTTTAGAATCACTAGACCCTAAAAATCAACTTATGGGATTACTTCAAGACTGGACTACTAATAGACAAAATGCAAGAACTATGGATGATATTGTAAACAAACTTCCACATACAGACGACAAAAAAGAATTTACTTATTTTAGATTAGATGACTTTTATAACTTTTGTAAAAGAAATCATTGGGAAATGGATAAAACAAAAACTGGAAATTTATTAAAAGAATTAGAAAATGTATTTGTTTCTGAAATTAGAATAAAAATAAAAAATCAAGAACCTAGAGTGGTAAAAATTAAAACAATGAAAAAATTAGATTCTTCTTTATCTAAAGTTGAATACGAACAAAATAATTTTTGATGATAGGAACTAATTGGAACTTAAAATATAGATTGGCTATAAAGGAATTAGAAAAAGTAAAACTACAAAAAGAAATTTTAGAGAGGAGGTTAAGTAAATATGAAGACCATAATCTTGGGACCACCAGGAACAGGAAAAACAACAACACTATTAAACTTGGTTGATGAGTTTATCAAAAAAGGAATTAAACCAAAAGACATAGGTTACTTTTCTTTTTCTAAAAAAGCAGCAAATGAAGCTGCTACAAGAGCTGCTGAAAAATTTAATCTAGATGCAAGGAGAGATTTAATTTATTTTAAAACAATACATTCACTAGCGTTTAAAATGTTAGGTATGACAAAAGAAAAGATGATGCAAGAGCAGGACTATAAAGAATTTGGAGTGAAATGTAATATACCAATTAAGGTTGCAAGATATTCTGAAGAGGATGGATTATTTAATTCTGATAATGAATATTTAACAATTATAAATACAGCGAGAATAAAGAACATAGATTTAATGGAATATTATGATTCTAGAAAAAATTTGTTAGACATTGAACGTGATACATTATTTTTATTAGATCAAGAGTTAAGAAGATTTAAAAAAGAAAAAGGTTTAAAAGATTTTACAGATTTATTAGAGAACGTAAAAGAGAATAAAAATTTATTTCCAAAGTTTAAAGTTTTATTTATTGATGAGGCTCAAGATTTGTCTCATCTACAGTGGGAGATAGTAAAAATAATGTGGGATAAGACAGAAAAAACATACATCGCCGGTGATGATGATCAAGCAATATTTAGATGGGCAGGTGCAGACATAGATAGGTTCATTGCACTGCGAGAAGAAGTAGATGAAATAAAAGTATTGGAACAATCCTATAGAATACCTGGAGGACCTATTCATGAATTGTCTCAAAAGATAGTATCTAGGATTAAAAATAGATATCCTAAACAATATAAGCCTAGAGATGAGACAGGAATACTGCGCTATTATACCGACATAACTCAAGTAAATATGTCAAAAGGGGACTGGTTGGTGTTAGCTTCGGCTAATTATTTTTTAGACGATGTAAAAGAACTATGTGAACTTCAAGGTTGGTACTATCAACATCATGGAATTAACTCTATACCAATGGATTTATTATTGGCTCTTACCAATTGGGAAGATTTTAGAAATGGTGTTGCTTTAAACTACCTACAAATAAAAAATATATACAAGTATTTAGGTGTAAATGTTCATAAAAATTATAGAGACGCTAAAACATTGAGAGCTGAAGAAAAGTATATACTTAATGACTGTAAGGAAAAACATGGTTTACTTACTGATAAAGTATGGTATGAGTCTTTTGAAGGTGTAGATACAGTCACAGAAAACTATATTCGTAATATGAGAGCAAACGGTGAGAAGATTTCCAAGACTCCAAGAATTTTAATGTCAACCATTCATGCTGCCAAAGGTGGTGAGCGTGAAAAGGTTTGTATTCTTTTGGATTTAACAAAAGCTGCAGTTCAACAAGGAGAGGAACATCCAGATGATCTTAATAGATTATTGTACACAGGACTTACAAGAACTAAAAAAGAACTACATATTGTAGACCCAAAAGACTTTGAAAGATCTTTTACCATATGACATTTTCAAAGCAAGTTGGTGGTTCTCATTACAGAAAATATAAAATACAACCATCAAAATTTATAAACGATAATAGAATTTTATTTGCAGAGGGTAATGCAATAAAATATATTTGTCGTCATCAAGACAAGGGAAAGAAACAAGATTTATTAAAAGCCATTCACTACATACAAATGATTATTGAAAGAGATTATATATGAGAGTTTTATCTTTAGGAGCGGGTGTTCAATCATCCACGTTAGCATTAATGATAGAAAAAGGTTTGGTGCCAATGGTTAACTGTGCTATTTTTGCTGATACAAAAGGAGAACCAAAAGAAGTTTATAATTGGTTAGAATATTTAAAAACACAAATCAAATCTTATCCAATACATATTGTTACTTGGAGAAATTTAAAACAAGATATTTTAGATGCATCACAGGGAAATTACAAAGGATTTACTGCACCATTTTTTTTTAAAAATATAGAAACAAATAAAAAAGGTTTGTTAATGAGACAATGCACATCTGATTATAAAATTAAACCAGTAGTAAAAAAAATAAGAGAATTACTAAATGTAGGTTTTAGAAAAAGAGTTCCTAAAGGTACAAAAGTAGAGTTGTTAATGGGTATATCTAATGATGAAATTTATAGAATGAAGACAAATAGATTACCATATTTACAAAACGTCTATCCTTTAATTGATATGAAATTTACAAGACAATCTTGTCAAAACTGGTTACAAAAAAATAATTATCCTTTAGCACCAAGAAGTGCTTGTACTTTTTGTCCGTATCATTCAAATGAAGAATGGCTTCGTATTAAAAACGGAGATCAAGAGGAATGGCAAGAAGTAATTAAAATTGATAAAGCTATAAGAAGTCAAGAACGATTTAAGAAAAATAATGTGGGTTCTGGAAAATTAAAAGATGAATTATATTTACATAAGGATTGTAAACCAATTGACGAAATAGATTTTACTAAAGAAAATAAAAAACAAATAGAATTTGGATTTTTACAGGAGTGTGAAGGGATGTGTGGTGTTTAAATGAGAACAGTTCAACAGCCCTTATTTGTTCCTGAAACAGAATGGGTAATGCCAGAAGAATTAAAAGATTTACGAGGTCATAAAGAAATAGCCGTAGACCTTGAAACCTATGACCCTTATTTAACTGAACTAGGATCGGGGAACGTGATTAAGAATGGAAAGATAGTTGGTGTTGCAGTGGCCATTGAAGGTTGGGCAGGCTACTATCCTTTTGGACATCAACTTGGTGGAAACATGGATGAAAAATTAGTTTTAAACTGGTTAAAAGATTTATTTAAGCAGGAAGAAACTACGTTTATATTTCACAATGCAATCTATGACGTATGTTGGTTGAGATCTTATGGAATAGAAATAAGAGGAAGAATTGTAGACACTATGATTGCAGCATCTTTGATTAATGAAAACAGATTAAGTTATAGATTAGACACACTTGCAAAAGAATATTGTGGATTAGGTAAAGACGAAAAAGTTTTAAATGCAGCTGCAAAAGAATACGGATTGAATCCTAAAAAAGATATGTGGAAACTTCCATCAATGTTTGTTGGACAATACGCAGAAAGAGACGCTGAAGCCACACTAAAGCTTTGGCAACGAATGAAAATAGAATTAGAACAGGAAGAGGCTTGGGATGTATTTAATATGGAAACAAAATTATTTCCTTGTCTTGTTGAAATGAGATTTAAAGGTGTAAGGGTTGATCTTGATAAAGCAGATAAAATTAAGAAAAAGTTAATAGAAGAGGAGAAGAAATTACTATTAAAAATCAAGGACTTATCTGGAGTTGATGTGGAACTATGGGCAGCAGCGTCGATTGCAAAAGCATTCGACTCATTAAAATTACCTTACGATAAAACTGAAAAAATAAATGCTCCTAGTTTTACCAGAAATTTTTTAGCAAATCATCCACACGAACTCGCACAATGTATAGCAAACGCCAGAGAAATAAATAAAGCCCACACAACTTTTATTGATGCAATTACTAAACACGCTTTCAAAGGTAGAATACACGCAGAGATAAATCAAATACGTTCTGATGATGGCGGAACAGTGACAGGTAGATTCTCAATGTCTAATCCAAACTTACAACAAATACCAGCAAGACATCCTAAAATAGGACCTATGATACGATCTATATTTATACCAGAACAAAATACTAAATGGGGTTGCTTTGACTACTCACAACAAGAACCAAGAATATTGGTACACTATGCAATGCTAAAAAAATTAGAAGGTGTTGATGAAATAGCAGAGGCTTATAAATCAGGAGAGGCAGACTTTCATGCAAGCGTTGCAAAAATGGCTGGTATATCAAGATCACAGGCTAAAACAATTAATTTAGGATTAATGTATGGCATGGGTAAAAATAAATTAATGGCAGAGTTAGGTTTAATGAAAGAAGCAGCAGAAAAATTAATTAAACAGTATCATGCAAAAGCTCCATTTGTTAAAAAGATAATGGACACAGCAATTAGGAGAGCAGAAACTCTTGGAAGAATTAGAACTCTTGGTGGTAGAATTTGTAGATTTGATTTGTGGCAACCAATGGAGTTTGGAATTAATACACCATTACCACTTGAAGAAGCCAAGAAAAAATATGGTGATTTTTTAAAAAGAGCATTTACTTACAAGGCATTAAATAAATTAATTCAAGGATCAGCAGCAGATATGACTAAACAATCTATGATAGCCTTGTATGAAAGTGGAATTATACCGCATATTCAAATACATGATGAAGTAGATATATCAGTTGAGTCTGAAGAAAAAAGAGGTCAAATAATAGAAATTATGGAAAATGCTGTGCAATTACAAATACCTAATAAAGTTGACTCTGATTTAGGTGACAATTGGGGAGAAGTAAAATAATCTCTTCTCATGTCTTATTTAAATGCTAACATACCACCAATTTACTGCAACATAAGGAGGGAATATTTATATGACCTTACAAAACATAAAGGAGAAGCTGAAGAGTGCGTGGTCATTGGTCTTGCGAGCATTCCAGGCCGTGCGCCATTGT